CGAGGGGACATCTCTACTGCTTCAAAGAGTGAAGAAACTGGATAAAGGAGGGTATGCCCTCCTCATCGTCACGAGTGATCGTGAACGAGGATGCTATAGACTAATGCATTGATCCATGTAATTCTTCAATACTCTGAAACACACCACTTGTGATTGCAAACACATATGGGTATCCCTGAAGCAATGGGATACGTACGGATTGCTACCGTGCGGTGGTTGTGGTAGAGATGTCCCAATCTCGGAAGGCGGCTCAGGAGAAGAAACTCCTGGCGTGGTAACACGTAAATAAATTTCAGACCCAGCGTGGGTCTGTATCACTGAGTGTCACAGTCAATGAGCGATAAAGAATACGCCCGGCGGAAACGCAAGGCGGCGCGGCGAGAGCGGTTCCATCTCAACCAACCGACTAATCGTAACTACTCCATTAATTTGGCGCAGAAGCGAATTCAAACCACCTACCGTTCAACAGGTACGGTGGAATCAGTCGTGGTGACGGATCAGGAACATCGCGCGGCGGCTCTGACTGTTAACAACCCCTGGCGGCAATTGAAACCCGCCAAGTTGACACCCACAGCACGTACGTTGAATCATTGGCGTCGGAACGCTGGAATGTGTAGTATTACTACCAGCGGACCCGGCGGGCGGAAGGTCATCACGACCGGACCGCACGTCGAGCCAATTGTTATGGAATGGAACAGGCGATATCTTAGCCCGACCTACCATATCTATGACGAGCAATTGCGTACTGAAGCGATCCTCGAAGCTTTGCAAGCTGTAAAGGATCAAAAGTGGAACGCCGGCGTTGTTGTCGCAGAAATGTCCGGTGTGATACAAATGGGGTACGATGCCATGAACCTTGTGGTTCGGACCAGAAACGCCATTCGCAAAGCGGAGTATGGAAGAGCCTATGAAGAGTTTCGAAGTAAGGTTAAGAAAGCCAAACCTTACCCGACGTGGAGACGCGAGAACTGGCAGCAACTTCGCCATATCAAGTCGATCCGCGAGTCGAAGCACATCCCAACGGGATGGCTTTACTATCACTTCGGTATCAAGCCCACCTTGGACGACATCTCGGACGGCGTTGCCGCCTACGGGAGTCGTTTAGCAGATCTCGCTTACTCAGGAGCACTATTTACCAAGGGTTATGCGAAACAGACCACCAAATCCACAGAAAACCTAAGCAGGAGTTCCTACTCTGGAACTATGGAGTACAACGTACTTCGTTCGGTGAGAGTGATCATCGGCGTTCGCCCAAAGAATTTTGTGGCTGGTAAGCTAAGTGAGTTGGGTGTGACAAACCCTCCAGAAGCGGTATATAACGCAATACCGTTCTCTTGGCTTGTAGACTATTTCACCTCCTTTGGTGATTGGTTAAGTGTGCTGGATACGTCACTCGGCTGGACTTTCGACGAGTTCTGGCAGGAATCCTGGCGAGTTGTTGCTTCGTCAGTCTTCACACCTGTTTCCTCGTCGACCGTGAAATACGGTTACCCTACCGAGCCCGGTCGCATCGACCATAAGAACATTAACCGCAAGGTTCGTGGAGATTTGTATGGTCCGATGGGATCAATCCTTCCGCAGTTTAAGCGGAGGGGTCCATCGCTGCAGCAGGTAAGTAATCTGCTGTCAGTTCTCTCAACGTCTATGCGAGTACCAATTCGCCCCTAGACTTTCCCAGAGGTACAGAAATGGCAATTGCCAATGTCGTCATCGCTGACGCAACCCCGGTTACCCCAGTGAATCACACGTTCGTGCCGATTGCAGATGGCAAGAACATGCGTTGGATCAACGATACGGGAGCTCAGACCCTTGCGGGTCAGGAAACTCTCGCCGTTGATGTCAACCGCAGCGTGAACGCGAAGGAACCCCACACCAGCTCGTTGAAGATCTACGATCCGGTGGAGATCCTGGGCGTCGGCGGCACGTATGCCGTCGATCACAGTTGCAGTTCGGACGTCCGCTTCAAGTTCGCCACCAATTCGACCGCTCAAGAGCGGCTGAATCAGGTGCGGATGACCAAGAACGCCCTGACTGCACTGGAAACGTACCTGTCTGGTCCGATTCCCTGGCTGTAAGCCAGGATGGGCCGTCGTAGGTACACGCCGCCCTCTCACGAGGGCCTCAGCCGGTTTGACAACGCCGGTGGGACGGATGTGGTGAGAATAAGCCACGTCGTAAATGGAGTATTGAAATGCTTCAGAGACCTCCTAGCCCTGATCGGGCTGGTTTTGATTGTGCTGCTTTTGACATCGGATCTTACCTTAAACGCGTCT